TCAGGGCAACAGCACATTCGCTTCCGTGCCGTCGTGCAGCCGGTACGTCAGGCGCAGGCGGCCGTCCGCACCTGTCACCACCCGGTAGGAGTCCGTGGACTTCGCTCGAACGTCCGGCGCGGATAGAAGCGTGTCGACCCGCTCGAAGACGACTCCGTTGCCTCGATACAGAGTCAGGGTCGTCTCACCGAAGGTGAAAGGTACGAGGATGTAGCCGGGCGACCCCTCCGGCACGTCCAGGCGGACTTGCGGGGACTCCCCGACGGCGAGAAGAAGTAAGAAGTTCGCGAAGACCGTCGCGGCAAGCGCAGCCAGCACAGTCGCTGGCACCAGGACAGCCAGATGCAGAAACTCAGCGACTCGCCCTGTCGCGGCCGACGCCGTCGCGCCCATGAAGGATGCCGCTACACACCAGATGGATGCGGTGGCGAGCAGCGCAGCGATCCACACGGCATCGAGCGGACCTACCCGAACGATCCGTTCCATCAGAAAGAGGACCGAGCCGTATGAGGCACCTGCTGACAGCAGACCGGCCAGGAACACAGGAAGGGGCCAGCGACGACCACCAGCCGTCGCATGGGGCTCTGAAGCTTCGATCGCTTCCATCTCGCTCGTGTCCACGGTGCGACGACGCTAACACCCTGTCTCGCCCGGACAACTGCTGATCTGCTGAACAGGTGGCGGGGCGACACGTGTAGACAATGAAGAACGCCCTCCAGATGGAGGGCGTCCTCAGTGTGGGCGATACTGGGTTCGAACCAGTGACCTCTTCGGTGTGAACCATGTGATGCACGTTTCTCGCTGTTTCACACTGCACAGTTCTAGCCGGGATTGCAGCGAATGTGTACCAACTGAAACAGCGGGAAACCGAGGGAAATCTGACCCAATGGCTGTCAGGTTGGCTGTCAAAATGTGAAGGCCCCCGCACCCCACGAGCGAGGGCCTTCGGTCCCCCGGAGCGAACCGACTAAGGAAACTCCGGAAGTCAGGGCTTGAGGGACGACGAGCGAGAGGCCAGTCTCAGCGCCGTCCCTCCCAGCGGAGACAAGTCGATCCGCCGTTGCCTGCCCCGGCTCGTGGCCGGGGAGTTGGTCCCTCGGTGAGGGGTGAAACGTAGCGCACGGAAACCGACCCCATGTTGCTAGTGGGTTGGACCCTCACCGAGGAAGTTCGATAGTTCGATCTAGCCCGCCCGTCGCCGGTAGTTGTTCAGCACGAGCGTCTCGACGAGCGAGAACGACCACGGTGAGCCGGGGCTCTCCTTGAACGCTCCAGCCTCGATCTCACGGGCGCTCGTCGGGTTGCTAAGGCTGCGAGCGCCGTAGGTGACGATCACCCCGGCGATGCCGTCGGAGACGGTCACGGTGCCGTCTGACGCGGTCTGGAAGCCCTTCCCACGGGTGTACTCACGGACGAGCAGCACGGCTCCAGCAGCGTGCTCGTCAGCTTGCGCCGTGAGGGTCTCGTCAGCGGCCCAGCCTAGGTAGCCGAGCAGTGTCGAGCCCGTGGGAAGGGCAGCCATCATGCAGCCGGGATCGTGATGCCGGTGATCTTGACCACGGCGCTCGGGTTCACAGGCGCGACGTCGTAACGGGCCTGCACGCGGATGCCGACCTCGCCGGTTCCTGCGTACAGCTCGTTGAGAATCTTCACCGAGGGCGCGAGGTCGCGGGCGACCGCCACCTGCGAGAAGTCCACCAGCGCGGCCCGCCCCGTCGGCGTGCCTCCGGTCGTGTCGGGGATGCGCGGCGTCACCACGATCGGGATGCCGAACGCCCGGTACACACTGTCCAGCGTGGGGTCCGGCTGCGCGAGGTAGCGCCCGTCCCCGTCCTTCAGGCCCTTGAGGGTGACGAACTCGCGCGGGGTCACGACGAACTTGAGCGAGCCCATGTTGACGTTGGCGCTGAGGGCCTTGCTCCACGCTGCGAGCAGCACGTCATACGTCAGCCCACCGGCGGCGGCGACCGTCTGCGTCCCGAGCCACGAGAAGAGGCCACGAGGCGTCTCCACGCCGTCTCCGGAGGCTCCGAAGAACTGCGTGTCGATTTTGCTCGCGACGTCGGTCACGAGGCGCTGACGGACGGCGGTCTCCAGCGACACCACGGCCTGTCGGACGATCTCCTCCGACATCTTCGTGATGACCTTGACGCTCTTCATCGTCGAGGGCAGCAGCGAGACGTCGCCGAAGTCGACATCACGAGTCGGAATCGTCTCGCCTTCGCCGGTCCAGCCGGGATCGGTGATCGGGCCACCGAGGCTCGGGAGCCGAAGCGGTCCGGCGGTGTCGTAGATGACCGGGCCGGATGCGAGGAAGACGCTCTGCGCCTCCAGCGGCTTCGTCAGGACCTTGGCGACCTGCGTCTGCAGCAGCTCGGTGGCGTTGCCGGTGTTGATTGCCATGAGGGTTCTCCGAAAGTAGGAATCGAGTGATTCGCTTTCGGGCCTCTAGCCCTCATGCCTTACATCGGTCGGGCCTCTAGCCCTTCCGGTGCGTCTGCCGTAAGTATCGGCAGCTCGTGCGCCAGACTGTCCGGCATGTCAGTCCCCGTCGCCTTCTACGAGGCCGCTGCTCAAGTCATCCCGGTCTTGCTGCTCACTGAGGGCGTGCGGGCTGGCCTTCTACTGCGTGACATCCGAGACGTCCGCAGGATTGAGGACGAGAACGACGCTGCCAACAACGCACTGACTGAGTTGGAAGAGGAACTCGCGGAGCTTGAGTCCCAGAAGGCGGAGATGGTTCTAGAGGCTGCAGTTTCATCGATACCCGACAGCCAAAGGGACCACCTCAAGCGCATCTTGGAGAAGTCCGATGCGGTGATAGCGAAGGCGAAGAAGACGCGAGAGGCGCGCGACAAAGACGACGCGCGGGCGCGTCGCATCGCGAACCAAGCACGGGCTCTAGAAACCTCGACAGTGGCTCTTATCGGCCTGACGGTCCTTGCCGAGGTACTCGGGATTGCCGTCGCGATGTCCGTCATCGCGAGCCCAAGCCTGCGCGGCGACGGCACGTTCCTTCTCGTGTATGCAGCAATCTGTTTCGGCGTCGCTGGCGTCATGCAGCAGTTGTTTCACCCGCTGACCATCGACAAGCCGAAAGGTCGAGCCCAAAAGGCAGTCAACTTCGCTTTGCGCTGGTCTCCGTTCCTCCCTCAAGCGGTCCTAGTGGCGGGCGGCGTTTGGGTGGTGAACTAGTCCGCTGGCTGTTCTCGCAGCACCCGGCTGACAGCCTTCCACCCGCCCGCGACGTGCTCGCCGTCCACCCGCCAAAAGTAGCGGCTTGAGTGCTGCAGGTGCCCGCCGTTGGTCCACAGCCGGTGCGGCAGGTCGATCGTCCGCCACTTCTCCCGCGCGGCCCAGAGGTATCGCGCCGCTCCCGGCGCATGACCCACCCGCCGGACCTCGGCGACTGCTCCGAAGCCTGCCCGCTGCGCTACGTCACTCAGCACGTGCTCGGGTGGGATCGAGCCGTGCGCCAGCGCATGAACGTGGTGCGCGTGCCGTCCGTCTCGGCGCTCGTTGCACTCCACGACCCACGCCCACTCCAGCGGGAAGCCTCGGCGCTGCAGGTTGCGCCTGACGTTCCGCATCCACGCTGCCGTCTCGGCGATGCCCTCAGGTGCTCGCGTCATGGTCAGCATGGCCTCGGGGTCCGATGCGCCTACGGCGCGGGCGACCGCTCGCCTTTTACCCCGGACGCAGTACGTGCACGTCAGCGCTCCACACCCATGCGGGCTCAGCTCGCCGGTCTCTCTGTTGATCGCCTCTCCCGGCTCGTCCAGTCTGTTCATGCAGTGGGGAGGGAGATACTGCTGCAGGAACGGTGTCGAGAGATGTTGGTCAAAAAGGGTCGCCCCTAGAACAAGAGGGAGGGCCCTCGTTTCAGGCGCTATTAGAGTGGTGTCCATCGGAACTCGCATTTCCGGTCATGATCCCGAGCGCTGGCAGGCGCTGCGGGATCGTTACTTTCCTCGTCGAAGTCGTCGGCGCGACGCCCTCGCTTGTAGACACTCGCGAACCTCAGGTATGCGACCTCGCTGAGCCTCTTGAGGGGCTACGGTTCGGTAATGAGTGCATGGATGAATCAAATCTTCGCCGCAGGACAAGCGAACCGAGGCAATGTCGTTCGACGCGCACGGCGCGATGTTGACCAGTACGTCGGTATGAGTGCCCTCATCGCTGAGTGTCAGCGTCGCGGCTTCCATGTGGTTGAGTCTGGTGAGCAGGTCATCATCCTGTGCAACACCGGAGGCGTTGACATCCGCTGTTAACCCTGCAGCAGGCCGACCAGGCTGACCTCTTCGGCGTCTGACTCGTTGCCCCTGAAGCCCTGCTGCGTCGGTCCCCCGACCTTGCTGAGGTGCGGCTTCTCCTTGGCGAGTGAGTCGGCTGCAGCTCGGATGAGCTCGGGGCTCGGCATCCCGCTCTCGGGGTCGTTGAACTCGTCGGACCACGGCAGGTTGCTCGCGTCCTGCAGGACCCGGCCTGCGGTGTGCTCGATTGCTGCGGACTGCAGCGCTGCGAGGTAGTCGTCTGCCTTCTTGGCCTTCAGCCGGTTCTCGGCGCTCTCGGCTCGGAGGGTCTCCACGTACTCGCGGCTGAACGTCTCCGGCTCCGTACGGGCATCCTCGGGCGGCTCTGTGCTCTCCGGGGGTGTCTCCACGGACTCGGGCGGGGTCTCAAGCGGCTGTGTCATGTCGGTTCTCCTCCTTGGTGGCAGCGATGCGCCGTTTGCGCAGGCTGGTCTCGATCTCTTGGGGTGTCGCGGGCTCCAGCGAGCACTCGCACTGCGGGTGATCCCGGAACTTCACGTCGATGGCGTAGACGCGTCCGTGCCTCTTGCGGCACTCGTCGCACGCGTCCGGTTGGGCGACCCACCGCCAGTGCGTCACCCCTGCGCGCTCCATGCGGTCCTGAGTCGTCTCCTTGCCGCTCTCGCGAGCTGCGTCGGCTGCCACGCGCTCGCTGCGCTGGACGATCTCCACACCGGAGCCGAACGCCACAGCTCCTCGGCTGATCTCGCTGATAGTTCGAGCTTGGAACTCGTCGGCGTCGAGCCCCGGCTGCGCTCCCTCGTCCTCGGCGATGGTCTCCACGGCCTCCCGGAGCGAGTCCATGACGTCCGGGTCCGGCACGATCCCGAGCGGCTCGATGGGTTCCGGCCAGCTCGTCAAGCTCCAGCGCCACAGAGCCACCTCAGCGATGCGCGCTGCGCTCACCTTGGCTGCGTAGACCACGAGCGCGAACGACTCCACGAACGCCTCGCGGGTGAGCACACCGGCGGCGTACATGGCTGCCAGCGTGCCGACCTTGCTCGCGACGGTCTCGGCGTTTTGCTGTTGATCGGTCACAGCCCAGCCGCCATCCGCAGCGCCTGCTCACGCATCCGCAGTAAGCGGTCGTCCTCGATCTGCTCGGGACTCCAGCCCATCCGGCTGAGAGCGGCCTCGGTCGAGATGAGGCCCTCGGCGTGCATCTTCGTGTAGCCGTCGGCGTCCTGAGCGATGGTGCGCGTTGCCGGGTCGGCCCACACGGTCTCGGCGTTGATGCTGCGCACGGGGCGCTGATCCCGGATGGCGACCATGAGGCGCGCGACGTCGGCGAACGGGCGCGAGAACGTCGTGATGCGGCTCTCGGCCTTCGCGGTGAGGCTCGTCTCCTTGGCCTTCACCTCTTCGCCGCTCGTGGGCGCTGAGTCCGGGAACACGTAGTGAGCGGGAAGACTGCCTAGCGATGCGATCTGGCTTAGCAGCGTGCGGCTGAGGGTGTCGTACGCGGCGAGATCGGACGTCGGGAACTGGCCGAACTTGGCTTCGATGGCCTCGGCGAGCCACGTCCGGTCGGAGTTCGCGAACGGGTCGATGGCGACCTCTTCGCCGTCGTCGTTGGTCTCGGTCTCCACTTCGATGCCGGTGCCCCATCGGCGCGGGCGAGCGTAGTACTCGCTGGTCACCATCGCGTCGATCATGACTTTGGTGAGCGCGTCCACGAGGTCCCGGACAGCGTCCATCTCGGAGATGCCGAACACGTCAGCGGTGCGGCCTCGGTTCGTCAGTTGGACGAGAGGCGGGATGCCCAGCGGGTGCGGTCGCGAGTCCACGAGGTTCCACCCGTCAGACGGCAGGCTCGCGCCTTCAGCGGCTCCGGCGGTGCTCGTGTAGTAGTCCACGCTCCACGGTCGGTAGACGGTCGCGTGACCCTTGCCAGCGTCGATCCACCGGCGCATCCCGATGGTGATCTCGCGGGTGATCGGGTCCCGCAGCGCGATGCACTGGCCGGGGTCCTCCGGGGTCACGGTCGGCTGTCCGTCGTCGCCCCACACGCTGATGAATCCGCGCCCGGTCGCGAGCGCGTCAGTGATGGCCTGCACGGCCCCGTCCTGCATCGACTGAGCCCGCCAGCGCTCCCACAGCGCGTCGTCGTGCTTGCCGTCGATCATGAAGCCCACGACCTTGAGTCGCTCGGCGAGAGCATCCACGACGAGCCGCGAATAGTTCACGCTGAGCACCTTCAACTGCTGGTCGAGAGCGTCGCGAGCCTTCGGGCTCAGGAACGCGATAGGGACCTCGCCCCGGTAGCGCTGTTCGTGTGCGCGGACCTTGCTCTCCTGCACGTCGAGCAACTTGCTGAGTTCTGCGATCTCGCTCACCTGAACGACACCACCTTTCGTCGTTTGGGCTTCGTCGTCGCGTGGGTCCGGGCTCGCGAGTGCGCCATGATCGAGCAGACGCTGAGGTCGATCCACTGGCGTGACGAGCGGCTGACCTTGTGCACCCGGACGCCTCGGCTGTCCTCGGTCACGCGGCAGTTGGTCATGTGTTCGGCGAGCGCCGGGTGCCCGCTCTGGGTCACCTGCTGGTTGGCGATGGCCTCGCCGAGACTCTGGGTCGCGGGGGTCATGCGCTGCGCGCTCTGCGGGTGCTCCAAGACCGTGATGCCCTCGCGGTCGAGCACCTGAAGCGAGCGCTGCCAGCGGTACGGGTCGGCCACGACCTCGCGCACCCTCCAGCGCCTGCAGGCGGCTCGCACAGCGTCTTCCACGTCGAGGATGTCCACCCGCCACTCGTCGTCGCCGGGGTTGCTCCAGTAGCCCGCCACGTCGAGATGCGGGCGGGTGCCGATGCTGCAGACCACGAGCCCGGTCGAGTCGCCGGAGAACGATCCGTCGAGCCCGAGGATGACGTCTGAGCCGTCCGGAACTCCGCCGGGCTGCTCGATGGCCTTCCACTGACCGGGCTGCAGCCACGAGTTGTCGGCCCCCTCGATCCACTGCCCCAGCCGGGCACGTCGGAACGTCGCCTCTCGCGTCTTGGGAGGCAGCAGCGCGCGCATGGCGTCGGGCCACAAAAAGTCGTTCAACGCCGGATTTGCGACCGCCCACGCCTCCTCGTCGTCGATCTCGCAGCCCAGCGGAGCGGCGTACTCCTTGAAGTAGAACGACGCGTCTTCGGGGTGCTCCAGCCCCCACTTCCGGAGTTCGTACATGACGCTGTCAGCGCCCTCAGGGCTCGGCGTGCCGATGCACAGCGTCAACGACGTCTCACGCTTGCCGGAGGCCAGCGCCGCCACTTCGTAGGTGCGCCGGTCGGTCACCCCGATCTCGTCGATGAGCATGAGGCTGGGGTCCAGCCCTTCGAGGTTCGCAGGGGTCGCCGAGAGCACTTGGAAGAGCGAGCCCGTACGCGGGTACGCGATGCGGTTCTGGAACATCTGCACGCGCTTGCTCAGCGACTCGTTGAGTTCGACCATGCGCACCGCAGCCTCGAACGTGAGACGCGCCTGACGCTCGTCCACGGCCACGACGTAGATGCGTGCGCCCTCCTCGCCACTGAAGAGCGCGTAGAGGCCCAGCGCGGCGCACAGCGTCGTCTTGCCCTGACCTCTCGGCAGGCTCCACAGCGCCAGACGTGGACGAGTCTCAGCGAACGCCCCACGGATGAGTTCGCGCTGCCACTCCCGCAGGATCATCGGGCCTCGTGCGCCCGTTCCCTTCGGCGTGCGGATGAACTTCTCGATCCACGCGATGATCCGCTCGGGACCGCTCTCCGGGAGGTCGCCCTCCACCAGCCCACGGGCGCTCGGCGCTGCCTTCGGCCCGGCCTTCATCGGGTCACCCAGAGGTGTGTAACGGGCTCTCCTTCAGAACACACCGGAGCGACCTCTTCGGGTGTGCCCGAGACCCCCCTACCCATGACGGATGATCTGGTCGATGGCGTCGGCGTAGCGGCCCTCTTGTGCGTGGAACGCGGGGTCGTCGTCGAACGGGTGGTGACCTTCTCGGCTGAACTCCCACTGACTCCAATAGGCCTCGGCTCCGCCGTACTGGATGTGTCCTGTCCACGTGCGCTCGTGCTCGAACGACCGCACTCGACCGGAGGCCTTGAGCCGTCCTGTCTTGACGTGCACGAACGCCTGCGTCACTGCGAACGATCCACCGAGGACACTGTCCAGTTCGGCGATGGCTCGCTCGGTCGGGAGGTCGGCGAACCTGTCGAGCTCGTCGAGCAGCGGCTGCAGGTTCCACGTGCTGCGCACACGGATGCCGGTCATGCGGGCACGCTCTGCTCTGCGAGCCATGCCTCATAGCGAGGTGAGCCCGGTCGTGCACTGCCTCGTCGCACGTTGCAGCGACCGCAGACGACATCGACCATCGCCAGCGTGATGAACCTGCGCAGCACGAGGCGGGTGTGCCATGCCTCGGGGGTGTGGTCTGTCTCTAGCTTGCTCGGGTCCGTCTCGCCGCAATCCGAGCAGTACGCCTGCATCCGGCGAGCCCTGACACTGAGGCGCTTCCACGCCCCGTCGAGCCCTCGCTCCTTCGTGCTGGCCCGCACGCGGGTGCGCTCGTTCGCTGCCTTCATTCGAGCTGTCACCTCGGCCTCGTGCTCATCGCAGCGTGAAGCGTTGCGGGTCGGCACTCCGCACGTCAGGCATGGCTTCAGTAGTCCGTGACTCATCGGTCCACCGGGCTCTCAGCGAGGATGCGCGAGCGCCAGTGCTGCGCCTGCAGCAGAGCGTTCTCGCCCATCGTGTGGTGCATGAGCTGGCAGAGGGACTCCACGAGCGCGGGCAGTACGCCGGGCTGGTCCTTCGCGTCGCTGAAGAGCACGCTGAGGGCTTCGGCGTCGCTGCGCAGCCCAGCCTCGACGAGTGCCATCGCGAGCAGTGAGCCGTCGATCTCGGCTGCTGTCAGTCCCTGCGGCTGGTCGCTCATACGGACACCTCGTATCGGCCTGAGAGCAGCACGGAGTACTCCGCGCCGGGGATGTCGATCTCGCTCGGCTCGTCGCTGCGCAAGCTGCTGCACACTGCGATCCATCCGTGATTCAGGTCGTGCAGCTCGCGGTCGATGCCCGCCCACGCGGCCCACGCGCGCACGGCTGCGTCGTCCTCCGCCGGGTGGTTGAACTCGTCACGCTCACAGTCGGCGTACAGGTCCACCCGCACGACGCGCTTGAGCCGCGTGTGGTGCTGGCTCGTGCCCCACGGTCCGGCGTCCTTGACCACGACGTACAGCCCGCCGGTGCCGTCGATCTTGTGCGGCTCCTTGCGGGCGTAGACGGGCATCCCCACGAGTTCGGAGGCCTGCAGCCGCTCGACTGTCATCGTGACGATGTCCATGTCATCGCTCCTGCTTCACGAGGAACTCGCGGTGACTGAGCCCGTGGAACGTCGAGCGCTCATCGGGGTCAGGCTGGACGACGTAGGTGCCGACGGCTCCGCGCGTCATCGTGATGCGGTCCCCCGGCAGGATGTCGGCGCGAGGTCCGGTCAACAGTTGGCCCTTGCGGTCGGCCCGCTCGAACTCCACCGGCTGGCCCTCGTCGGGCTTGTGCGCGTCGAGCAGACACGGCAGGTCGGTGCTGACCTCGGCCCACTCGAATGAGGCCCTGCCGTCGCTGAAGCTGCGGAACGAACGGGAGACCGTTGCCCGGTGCTGGAGTGCCGAGAAGATAGCCATTTCGACTGAAGTATCGGCAGGTCCGATTTCAGCCGGTTTCAGCTCGCCGGTGCCTCTGAGCGTTGAGCACGTGGGAGCGCGTGACCCCGAGCCGAGCCATGATCTCGGCGGGCTTCAGGCCCTCGTCGAGCAACGGCAAGATGGCAGCCGTTCGGGCCTTCGACGCGTCTGCAGTGTTGTACTCAAGGCCCTGTCGAATCCATGAGGTCCGCACTTTGGTCTGACTGCACTCCAGCCGACTTGAGGCCTCTCGCAAGCTGAGCCCGGTCAGCGCACGGGTGAGGCTGTCGAACCTGTCGCGCTCTTCATCTCGACGGTGGACGGATGCTTGCGCTTCGGCTGCTCGCTCCTCAGCCAACAGTTCGGCTTGAGCGACACGCGCTGCCTTCTCACGGGCTCGCCTCCTCGCAGCCGTCCGCCTGTTGCTCTCGCGCTTGCGTGCGAGACGCTCCTCAGCGTCGCTCGCAGTCGGCACCGGCTTGGGACGGTCGGAGACTCGCAGGCCCATCTGCGCCCATCGGTAATGAACTGCTCCAGCCGAGAGCCCCACGACCTCGCCCGCCTCACGGAGGCTGAGCCCGTCCTCGAACGCCTGACGTAGTGCTGAGCGCTGCTGAGCGCGCTCCTGCACGCCCGGCGCGGTGGCTGACTCGGCGACGTCCACGAGCAGCCACGGGTCGCGCTTGAACGCCTCTACGCCCTGCCGCAGCAGCGGTCCGAATCGGTGCCGAATCTCCTCGGCTGAGAGTTCATGGTCCGCTGTAGGCATCCGCACGGAGGAAGTATCGGACGGTCGCTAAATACCGGGTTTCGGCTCCAGACCCGTACTCCTATACATGGACATTCAGAAACCAGAGGAAACAACCCTCGTCACTCAGGCTGAAGCAGCACGGCTGCTCAGCATCTCGCGCACGACCCTGCACCGACTCGTCAAGGCCGGAGAACTCCAACAGGTCCACCTAGGGCGGCGGGCGCTCGTGGTGCGCACAAGCATCGACGCGCTCATCGCTCGAAAGTCCGCAGTGACCTCTTAAGTACGGCAGACTCCTCCTAAGGCTAATAGTAAAGAGGTCATGGCATGGCAGCACGGATGACGAAGCGGGCGGATGGTCGCTACCAATACGCGATCCGCTACACCGACCCGGTGACGGGCGAGAAGAGGCGTCAGTACTTCACCGGCAAGACTCAGGCAGAGGTCCGAGCCAAGGTGAAGGCAGCCCAAGAGCGGCTAGACGCGGGCGCTCCCGTTAGAGACTCTTCACGCACGCTCGCCGAGTGGTCCACGCAATGGCGAGCAACGTCGTTAGAGGCGTCCGACCGACGACCCACGAGCAAGGCCACGTGCGTCTCCTTGCTGACGAACCACGTCGAGACGGAGACCATCGGAACCGTGCGTCTCGACCGTCTCGGATTGGCTGACGTCGAGCGGCTCATCGTCGATCTGCGTGCCAAGACGACGAAGCGTGGGGCCCGGCAACTCAGCGAGTCCTCCATCTCACGCGTGCTGCAGGTTCTCAAGGTCGCGCTGGATGACGCTGTGGCCCACGGGCTCATTGTCAAGAATCCGGTGAGCGCCCTCAAGCGCAAGCCCAAGGCGGACGGGGAGGAACAGCGGTTCCTCTCACTCGCTGAGGTCGCCCAGCTCATCCGAGCTGCGGAGGGCACCCGATACCACCGACCCCTCCAGTTCATCGCGGCCACGGGCCTGCGCAAGGGCGAGTTGATCGGACTCCGGTGGTCAGACTTCGACCTCGAATCGGACACCCCCCGATTCACGGTCAATCGCACGATCTCGCGCCTGAACGGCTCACTGAACGTCGGGCCGGTGAAGACGGGTGCGGGGCACCGGACCCTCGACCTCTCAGCCGGTCTCGTTGGGGTGCTGAAGGCCCAGCGAAAGGCTCAGGTGGCTGAGCGCCTCAGGGCAGGATCGGCGTGGACGGAGGGCGACTACGTGTTCACCACTGAGACCGGCCAGCCGATGGACCCACGCAACGTCCTGCGGGCTGTCACCACCGCCGGGAAGAAGGCGGGCGTGGCCGACGTGGACGTGCACGCCCTGCGCCACAGCGCCGCGACAGCGATGCTCGATCTTGGCGAGAACTTGAAGACCGTGAGCGTCATGCTCGGGCACTCCAACATCGCGACGACAGCGAAAATCTACGCTCACGTGTCCGACCACACGGCACGATCCGCGATGGCCTCGCTCAGCGCTGCGATGGGCATCTGA